TCGCCGCCAGTTAGGCGGAAGTCGTGAACGGCTTCAAGAATTTGCTGCTTGAAGCTAGTCGCCATGTAGTTGCCCGTGAAAGCCATGGTTAGAGTCTCCTGATAAGCTCGGCAAGCTGGGGGTGCCCAGCCTCAGTGAGCGCATTATACACGGTTGTGCGGTCACTGCGAACCGCTTGTTGCAAATACAGTTGGACAACCTTCTGTACCTGCACCTTGAACGCACGGGCTTGATCCCGAATCTCCTGCGGCGCGGTGTCGGCGACGAACACAATTTTGTCCGAGCACAACTCTGCGAGCTCCTCAGGCGTGAAGCCTCGGCCGCTCGTGGTCTTGACACCGACGACGGGGACGTCCCTTGAAAGTTCCAGCGTTGCCCCGACCATCATTCTTTCGCCCTGATGACCATACCTTTACGGTATTCGTCAGTTGTTTCTTTCGCTTCGCCCAGCATCTTGAGCGCTGTCAGGCTTTCCATAAAGCGCTTGTCGTACAGCGCCATAATATCGGATTCGCCCTTCATGAAAATGTACGCTTCTACCAGCGCCCCGTAAAGCAGAGACAGCTCGGCGTTCTCGCTCAGCCACGTGGTCCCGCTCTCCGCCCCGGCGGTGATGCTGGCTGGACGGTAGAAGTAATGCAACTCCATTACATACGCCGCAGCCGGGGTGGGGGCGAGGATGAAGTTATCCACATCAAACTGTGCGTAGTAACGCGGCAGGCCCGTATCTGTCGGGTCCGGGTTGTAGGTTTGAGCAAAGGTCACATCCTTAAAATCTACAAAGACCTTGTCTCCAGAGGTCGTGAAGGACAGAGACAACGGAGCCAAGAAGTCCGACGGGCAAGCCAAAAACTGGTTGCTCGCCGTAGCCGTTGTGGTCGCGTTCTTGCGGAACAGGCTGAGCTGAATCGACTTTAGGATGCGCTCCTCCGAAAACCGAATAAACAACGGAAGGTTGTTCACGAACGTCGTTTCCGTGTTCTGCGTGTAGTCCTGAATGGCTTGTTTTAGTTGCGCGTATGTAAAGGCCATGTCAGCTCACCACTGTGACGGTGCCCACCGAACCGGTAGCCACGAGATTGTTCGGAGGATTGATACCGTTGGTGGGCGGACCCCCGACTGGGTTCCAACTCCACTGGATGTTCCGCTGCTCCGGGAGGTCCTGTTCCGGACGGGGATTCTGCAGCGCCTGCGGATCCGGGCCAACCTTCGGGGGATAAAGCTGCGGGTGCTTGGGCTCGTACTCGTCTGGTCCCACCAAGGCACCAGTCCACTCCAGCTTCATATCCCGAAGCCGGTAGCGCCGACCAGAGCGGTCGGAAAGTCCCCACGCCTTTTTGCCCGCTGCAAATGTCATCAGGTCCTCAGATATTGAACGCTCGGTTGAAGCTTCAGAGGAACGCGATCACGGTCCTCGTCCGACGCACGTTGGAACTCTTCGTCGTAGACAGCCTTCAAGATCTGCAGGCGGTCTGGAGCGCGCTTCATGGCCATGTAGTACGCCAAGCCAGCGACCATGCACGGATAGAACCGGAACGGAACGCCGCCAGTGTTGACCATGGCGTCTGCGTCCTCGAGCCGACGGACGTAGTAGTAGACGATCTGGTCGGTGGAGTTCTCCGGCGACTGCCAAAGGTTGATGACCGGCGAGATCTGGCGGTTGAAGAAGAACTGGGACGGGCGACCTTGGTCAGTCTTGTTCGGAAAGTTGAAGTAGTCTGAGCGGCTGATGCGGTCCATCTCGTAGTCTGTGCCGTCGCGGCGCAGAACCATCTCGAGGATATCCACAACGTCGGACTCCAGCGTGTAGGTCGCGGTCCCCTGCGTCAGGGTGATCGAAGCCTGCGTCACGGTCCAGAGGTTCAGGCCCCGGTTGGCCCACTCAGCAAACATCAGGTTGAGAGACCGACGAGCCGTACGGGCATCGTAGCCGGTGCGAACCTCAAGTCCGCACCGCTCGTAGGCCTCTTCGATCATCTCGGCCACGTCGATGTTAAAGTCTCTCGAACCAGATGTGGTCATTTTTTCTTCGCCGTTTTGGCCGATTCCTTAAACGCCTTAGAGGTGGGCGCGCCCTTGGAACCGGGCTTCCTCATCTTCTCGCCCGAGCCTTCAGCAATGCGCTTACGCTTGGCGTGGATGTTGGTGTAAAGTCCTGGCTTCCCGGGCATTACTTCATCTTCCCCATGGCCATCTGCTTGCGCGGACTGCACATGGACTGGTCCTTGCCCTTGACCATGCCGCCCTTCTTGTAGCCGGTCTTGACAGAACCGCCCATCTTCATGCCTTTGGATTTGCACCCAGCCATTGGAACCTCCGTGATCTGTTTCGACATATTACCACGCATCATAGCCATTGTCTTTATCCCCAAACCAGAGAAGCCAGAAAGGCAACGACGCCCATTAAGACGACCGCGAGCTGCAAGAAGAACGCGATGATACCCTTGAAGATCATCGAAGACAGGTCCTTGATGGTCGACTTGACCTCGGACATATCAGCCTCAACGTGGGCAAGATGGTTGTTCTCGAGGCGATCCAGAATCGCTTCGATCTTAACCAACCGCTTGTCGATGTCGTGGACCTCTTCTTCGATCTTGCTCATGTCAATTTACCCGATATCGCCCAACAATATTTCCTGCGGCGCGAAGTTTTGCGATTTTTTGTTGAGCCGCGGCCTGCATCCTCGCGTTCCGCGGCCCGTCCACTATGCAGGGATGAAGAAGGCCGTGCTCCCTGGTCGTCAGGATACGAAGATTTTCCCAGAGGTTATTTGAGTGGTCCCCGTCAATGTGATCCACCTGAGCACCCTCAAAAAGCTCTCCAATAAACGCCTGTGCCACCAGTCGATGCACCAAGAAAGACCTGCACGGAACATCCCGAGGTGAGCCGTCTCGCAGTTTTACCTCAAGGTACGGTAGTGTCCTGCCATTTGCGGAACGTTTCTTGGCGGTTAGTTGCATGATCTTTTCCGGGACAGGCACCATACAGCCAGACTTACCGCGGCGGAACCGCGACAAAGATTTAACGCGCCCGCGGTCGCTGATGGCGTAGCGGCCTTCGTACCCGTGGATATCAACCCAACGCTCGTCTAGCAGTTCCATGCTTTCCTCGCTTTTCTCAAACGACTCTCAGGATCTTTAGCAGCCGCTGGCCACATTTTCATTTGCCCGGCGCTGCGAGCGCAGAAGGACTTGCGACGGCCCTTGTCTTCCTTGGTCTTAGGGTTCGGAGCCGGGGGCTTCAAGTTCATCCCTTGCGCTTTTGCCGAAGCTCGGCCCTTGGCGTTTAGGCCGCCTTTTGGATCCTTCCCCGCCTTGCGAGTCCACGCTGGTGTCTTTGCCATCAGAGCGGCCCTCCGTTGCGGACAAGAACAAGGATAAACAGCGACGAGGCTTCGTTGTTGTTCGAGCTGCCCTGAGCCGTGGCTTCAAGGGTTGTTTTCTCAGGGATCTGTAGGGGGTACTCAAAGATGTAGTCCGCAACCCCGTTGTTCACTGTGGTGATTGCTGCGGTGCGGCGAACGCCGTCTGTGCCAATGCTCAGGAGGCGACCGCTGACTTGGGCCGAGCCTCCCGGCTGTCCGGCGGAAAACAATCCTTGCGAGACGTAGGCGGTGTGCCCTGCCGGAACCGTGTAGCTCCCGGTGATACGCTGGTTGTAGTCGAATTTGATAAGGTCATAGACCGTGGCGGGGATACCCAAGGTAACCAAGCCTGTGCCAAAGTAGATGTCCCCGGCTGCCGACAGGCCAGAGCCCGCTGTGGCGACATAGGCGTTGTTGATGTGGAAAAAGGCCTGAGCCGTAAGCACCGCCGTCTGCCCGTTGAGGGTGACAATCTCACTGATCTCGTTGTAGTTGGCGTCAACCCCGGCCAAAAAGACTGTGCGAGCGCCCGTGCCATTGGCCGTGTCGTTGACACTGCTGGACGAAACAGACATCTGCAGGGCTGCGGCAGGAAGGGGAAGTATCCCCGTGTACGGCCATACCGTGACGCGGGAAGTGTCTACGTCTGGGTTGTACCCAAACACAGCAACGCTTCGATGCCCCGGGATTTGACCCCGGGACACCTGTAGTTCAAACGGCTCTACCGTGCCGACCTGTGAGATGGAGCGGATGTCTGTCACAGGCATCGCCAGACCTCAGGACCAGAAGACAGTTGCCGCAGTGACGTTGGTCGCAGCCGACACATAGATGTCGGAGGTGGCAAGAATGCCATCGTCCGGGATGTCGATGGTCGAGAAGCTGTTCGACGCCAAGTCAACATCCAGAAGCGTGGAGCCCCCGTTGCCGTCCGTGATTGTCACCCGACCCGCGCCAGCGCTGCTGACGAGCACGGTGATGTGCCGAATGCGGGCCCGCCCGACGCTGAGCGCGCCGGTGCCGGTAACCCGCTTTGTCTTTATATCAGAGCCAGCCATGCGGGCCTCCTATTAGGCGTCGTAGCCGAAGATTTCGATCAGCAAGCGACCTGCGGTGTAGGCCGCGTTCGAGGTACCCTGACCAACCAGATAGAGGTACTGGTCTGCAGCGATGTCGGTGCCGTAGACGACCGAGCCGAGAGCCAGAGTGCCAGAGTTGATGATCTGGGTTTCGGCCAGAGCGGTGATTGCGGTGTCTTCAACGCCAGTGCCCTCGGTTGCCGAGTACAGGTCGATGTCGGTATCGCCACCAGCGGGGAGCTCATAGCAGGTCATGCGGACGCCGAACACGGTGCCGCTGTTCGCGGCAGTGACGCGGCCGATGTACGCAACGCCAGCGCCGTTCTTGCCAATGATGTCGCCAGCGGTGCCGCCCGACTGCAAGCCAGTCAAGTCGATCATGATCGAGGTGGTCACGATGCCGTTGTTACGAGCAACCGAAGTCTCGTAAACTGCAGCGGTGCCCTCGATACCTGCGCCAGTGGCGGCAGGAGTGCCCATGGCAAAACCGAACGAGCCTGTGACGGTTTCGGTGCCCGTGGTCGAGTTGACGGAAATGGTCTGGAAACCGTTCTGCGAACGGACGGGACCGGAGAAAGTCGTATTAGCCATAGTCATACCCTTTGCACAAGGATTTGCTCTGCAGTCTGTGCAACGTCAGGAGGGCGGATACCTGTCTGCAAAGCTTTGTTTTTGCCCTGCCTGCAGTCTATAATAAGGCTCGAACAAAAGAAAGGGGCGATCCGAAGACCGCCCCAGTCGAAAGCCCTCAGGGAGAGGAGTAGGGCTTATGCTGCACCCGGCGAACCGAACACCGCACGCGGGTCCGAGAAGCCGAAGGAGTAACGCTCACGAGCCTTGAAGCGCATGTTGCCGGTGTCGAAATCGGCTTCCATGTTCGTCGAAAGCGGGGTGCGCTCGAAGTGGACGAAGCCACGAGGAGCGTCCGTCTTAACGAACCATGCGTCAGGATCGGTGAGGAAGTCGTTGACGGTGTAGCCGTCCGGCAGCAAGCCCATGCTGCGGATAGCGT